TTAAAATTAAAATCAGCGGTGCCGATATCATCGTTGTGCGTAGCTTCCTGAAGTGCTTTTTTTAATTCTTCAGTTTCTTCTTCTACTACATTTTCTTCATTTTCCATTATGTTTCCCTTTTAAAAAATTCTCTATTATATACTATTTATAATAATTCTTATCCTCTCCCGGTACCCGGTTTAATTACGCCGGCTCGGGCAGTAGATCCTGATTGAATCATTTGCGAGTTGTCGTTCATTATGGTCGTTGGTGCATTCATTAATTGTGTTTGACCACCAGCACTGGCAGTATCTGCCTGTGTCTGCATCTCCATCATCTTAGTAATAAGTGACTGTTCTAACATAGGGCCGCTTGGTGTCATTAATCCGCCCCCTCCCATTTCTGGTGCATTTGGAGAGACATCAATTACGGGCACAGGCATTAACTCTCTCGCATTTCCAAACATATTCATTTGAGGAGAAAAGTCACCACTCTCACCATCTGGGAGCATTGTTAATGGCAATTCTTTTTCTCCTTCAATACCTACTGAAGTTTCGAGTGTTTTAGGATCAAAAAATGATTTTTCTTCTGTCCAAATGTCCCATAATGCTTTTTCGATGTTAGTATCGTGAGTAAATATAGAACCCGAAGTTGTACCAGCAGTAGCTAATTCATCTTGAAGTGTTACATCTGGAGTCAATTCTCCAAATTTTTCAGGAGTAAGTTCAGAAACACCTTTATCAAATTTGGAGGAATCCTTGACAAATTCTTTCCTTCTAAACTTTCCATATTCAAACTTCTGCATTTTCTCAGGCTCTGAAATGGTAGCACCTTTCATATGGGCTGATTTGTCGAATTCACGTTCCTCAGCGGCGTGATCAGTTTTCAATGATGCATCCGTCGACGTTTGGGCGGTTTTATGCTCCGGACTTCCTTTCTTTACTTCCTTCCCGTTAATCGTTACAGTTCCTTTTTTCTGCTGTTCTCTGTCCTGAGCCCTTCTAACTTTTGATCTTGAATATTTACCCTTGAGCCCGTATTTTTTCATTAATTTCTGTTGGGCTATATTTCCTTCTCCATCAGCAAATTCAGCTTCCATCAAAAGATCATCTTCCTTCTCACGTTCTATTTCATCCCCTGTCATTTCTCGGGTTTCAATGGTAGCACCTTTCATATGAGCTGATTTATCAAATTCCTTCTCTGCCACTTTTCGTTTACCACGTCGCCCATAACCCATATTTTTCGCTTCATCCTCTTTACGTAACCTAGCGAGTTTTTCTTCAACATTAATCGATGGTCCAGCAGTACCTTTTTCACCAGATGTCATTGTGTCTTCGTCCCAAAATCCCCCATCCTGAACATTGATTTCTCGGCCTTCCATCTTTGCAGACCGAATCTTCATTAATTTATCTCTATCTTCTTTTTCCCAAGTTTCTTGATCAAGGAGTGATTCTATACTACTGAGATCCAATTTCGATAATTTTTCTAAATCTGAAATAGTACCGTGTCCCAAACCTACATCTACAGCGCCTTGTCTCTCGGCTTCCTTCATTAATAATTTCTGATCTGCTTCCGGAAGTTCTCCAAGGCGTTCGTCTCCTGTAGCCAAATCAGTTTTATCCGATACTTCTTGAGCTACAGTTTTACTAATTTCTCCACCTAAGAAATACCCTAGTCCACCACCAATCAATCCTCCAATTATAGTTCCGACACCAGGGAAAATTGCTGTACCGATAGCCGCACCCATAGCTCCACCGGCTGCGGCACCACCCATTCCACCGACACTCTCAGTATGTTTTATATTCTTTTCAGTTCTATCCAGAGATTCGTCTTGTTCTGTAGAATACATATTAAAGGCTTCCAATGCTATTGTTAGAGGTAATGCGGCTCTACCTAATAGTTTGGTTGCTCTTGTAGCATTTTTACTTATTCCTTTTGCGTGTTTTGCGGCTTCCGCGGCATTTTTTGAATTCCATCCTTTTTTAAATTGAGTAGCTTTTGAACCTGTAGCACCACCTCTACCTACACCCGGACCCCCGACAGTTGGAGAACCGGGAGCTGGGAGCATTTTTTTCATCCAATTGGGAAGTAATTTGTTTGCAAACGTTCCCATTGAAGTAGTTGCAGTAGATAAAAGTCCTGTTGCAGTTCCCAAAACACCAACACCAGTAGTCAGACCAGTAAGTGCCATACCGATTCTTCCGAGTGGGGACATAAATATCTTACCAAGTGTGCTAAGAAGTCCGCCACCCTCATCTGGAGCGACTTTATTTAGCATTGGTCCTCCCGGTGCTTTAGGTAAACCTCTTCCTTTATCTCTTTGAGCTTCCACCTCCAATCTCATACGTTTAACATCTCTTGCTTCCCCACGCCTGAGATAATCCATTTTCTTGTCTTCAATAGCAAGAAGAGATTCCATTTGTTCAGATTCAGTTATTACTGGATCACCTTCTTGATCTGTAAGAATTACCGGCTGGACAACATCACTCCCATTTACACCATTTGTATCTGGTGCAGAATCAACACCTATATTTTCTCCTTCAACTGTGGGAGAAGAAGTTACCGCTACTCCATCTTTTGTGAGTGTTTCTAAGAAGGGAGGAGAATGTGTTCCTAATCCGTGAACAATTTCATCGGTTTGTTCTTCTATTGCGGATACTACATTTCCGCTACCAAGTCCACTACCTGGACTAACATCACCTCCTATATTTTCAGGTCCAACTGTTGGAGACTCCCCTTCTGGTCCTGGTCCTGCTGGCTCTGGTGGTTCTGCACTTGGACTTGCCTCCCCTAATATCTCTTCCTCAGCTTTTGCAATTTCATCTAGTCTATCAAGTTCTTTCTTTTTGGCTTCACTCTTTTTAATTGCGGTAAAGATATCCCGATCACTCATATTCTTGAATTTACCAGAATATTCTTCCTCAGCTTTAAGGTTTGCGACCATTCTTGTTAATCTTAAAGAAGATCCACCTAAGTATTTTTCATCAACCGTGGCAATCTCATCGTCCCTTTCATTTGCTTTCTCCTTAAGTTCTATCTTTCTGATCGTAGCGGCAATTTCTTTCTTATCCATACCTTCGAAAGCTCCTAGTCTTTCATACCCGGCAGCCAGTTCCGCTATTCTTAGCTCATCCCTTTTTAGATCATTCTTTTCCTTTTTCTTTAAGTCTTTTTCCGCTTGTCTAGCCGCTTTAGCATCCAGATTAAATTGGTGCTGAGACATCCATTCTGATTCTTCTAATCCACCAACTCTCGATGCCATTTCGCGGTGAAAGAGCCTTTTTTCTTGTTGCTTTTGTTTTACCTTTTCGATTCTTAGTTCTTCTCCCAGCTCCCTGTCTTCCGCAGTTTGATAAGAATATCCACTCGCATCATCTTTTATTGCTTGAATAAGACTACCTTTTTCACGTAACCAATTAGCGTGGATATCCTTTTCTTCAGCAATTATCAATGCCTTTTGATCTTTTTCCTCCGCCCTCTGCCTTTTTTGCTGATTCTTTAGCATCTTGGCTTCCCCGGTCAGAATCTTAGTTATTTTATCCAGACCTCCAGTAGCCATGGATGTCACTCCCGCTACCTTCGCAAAGGTTTCCATTGTACTAGCCATTTGTTAATCCCTATTTTCTAGTGTTTCTAAGGTTATCGTGTCTTTCTTTTTCTTCTCTAAGCCAATCCGCTAAAAGTCTAACGTAAATATCTCTTTCATACGGCAACATATTCTCTAGGTCTGCTAGGCTGTAATTGTGATGTTGCATAAGTTGGAAGTTGGTCTTGTAATGATTGACCAACGAATCGTAACTTATGCAAAGCCGAAAAAATCTTCCAGCCCCTCCAACGTGACTGGTTCTTTATGACCACATTTTGTACACTTATAGTCAACTGTATGTTTTAATGTCGGTAGATTATTAAAAAATTCTTTAATTTTATCAAAGGCATCTTCGGTCAAACTCTCTACAAATTTAACCATATCAGGCTTAGACGTTTCTTTACCTTTATAAACATTCTCGGCATCAAATACATAATCTATTGAATCAACAATAATTTTAAACATCTTTTCAATAGGATCATCCTCACCATCGTGAACTTTCACTTCTTCAGTAGACAAAAACTTTAATTGAATTCCAATATCATCCTTTACCATTATCTTTGAGTAATCTTTTTCTGGAAAATCAATTTTTATTTCATCAATTCTAATTGGATATTTATCTATGTTTCCACAGAGTTTCCCGTCTTTTCCTTCTTGATTACAAGTAAAAGCTGGTTCAATCACTTCTCCTCTACTTTTTGCTCTAATATTTAAGAACAAATAATCTACATCAAATGCGGGTAACTTATTTCCGTCTATCTTTCCATCAGTACAGTTTATGATGATTCTTAAAATCACATCTCGTACTACTCTCTGAAACTCTTCTCCCTTTAAGTCTTTTGCTCCTTCCATTGCTGTTAAAAGAATCTTTTCTTCTTTCACCAGAAATGGTCTGTAGGAAACAGTCTGGTTTTTGTCTGATGGTAATTTTAAATTATATATCGGTGTTTCTATTTTTGGTAATGTCATAATATTATCTCCTATTAACAATTATATTATCAATGCAGGGAATAAACGTTTATTCCCCTTAACTTTGTTGAAGCGTATTATCCTGCCCAGTAGTATTCATTGTTATCTCGAAGGGCTCACCTTCGACTATCGGATCTGGATCAGCCCACCATCCTTTGTGTGGATTGATATGATTCCAATCTTTAAATGTCCAAGTTACAGTAAATGTTGCTATCTCTCCTTCACTACTCCAAGAATATTCTATTGGTCCAACAGATGTTGGATATGCTTCCATCATAACGACATTCGCAATAGCACCGCCTTGTCTATCGAGAGGAATGATGTGAACTTGTCCAACATAATCCAGATAATAACTTAAAGTATATACTTGTCTATGTTTTCTAGGAGCCCCCAAAGATGTCCCTGTAGCGTGTTTAACTTGTCCTACAATAGCAGATAACCAACCATCAAAGAATCTATGTTCTGCATAATCCTCTCCACACATAAATATCATAGTTGTTGTGTCCACTATTAAATCATTTGCTACTTTAAATACTGGACCAAATCGTCTACCATCGATTGTACCTAGAGATTTACCTGGTAATGTTACTTGTTTTGCTTTATATGAAAGAAATTTAGCTCCTCCCTTTTCCAAGTCTGCTCCGGTGTAGAATTTTCCTAAGTATCCACCGCCACCAGAAGTTCCCATTGTTTTGTGCCCACGAGGCATATAAATTTCGATAGAATACATATTATTTCTAGCGAAATCATCACCTCCTATTATTTCATTAAATTCTGATATTTTCATTACTTACTCCAAACTGATTTTGCACTGGCACCAACAAATTTCTGATATGGTAGAAATATAACATTCTCCCATTCATTTGGTGGTGCTTCTAATAGACTTGTTCTTACGTGTCCGTATAAGTATTTATGTATCATTTTGTCGGCGTGTCTCACATTTCTAATCGCATCCCAAGAGACATTGAATTTTGCCGCGTCTGTCATAGTTTCAACTTCACCGTGTTGAGTAGCGAATTTCATCATTTTTTTGAAAAATACCATCCTGTCCATAGGAGATACATAATGAAAATTGAGTCCCATAAAGCCATCCTTATACACATCAAGCACAACAATAAGAGGAAATTTATCCCAATATGGTAGAATATCTTTAAATTTGGCGTCATATCCAAACGTATATATCTTTCCGGGAGACAATTTCGCTTTCTTTTTGAATCCTTTTGCAGATTCACCGACTTTCCTCTTAAACCACGCTACTGACTTCTTCGCTTGTTTAGCTTTTGATCCTTTTTTCGTAGACATCGCAGATGCAGACAATTCAGCACCAATAGCCCTTCGTGCTACCTGACTACTCTTACCAGACTTTGCTATTTTCAACCATTGTCCTCCCATCCAACGATACTTACGTCCATCAGAGGCGACTTTCTCGGTGCCGATTGCGACACTGGTTAATTTCTTTGCTACTTTTACAGCCATATTACTTCACCAAATGATCCTCTGTTAGTAATTTAAATGTCCACTTCCGTTCAGCACAAAATTCTTCTGCTACTTTCCACTTTGCTTCATTCACTTTCCACGTTTTCATTGCACGTAAATACCTATATTTGCTCTTAGAATTTTTAGTCTTTGGTAATTTGGGTGGTTCACATTGAGCCTTAGGCTTTACTTCAATAACCATTGTAGATAATTTACCACTTTCATCCCTTTGCTCAATCCAAAAGTCTGGAAAATATCTATGGACTCTCCCATCAACCGGACTTTTATAGGGCAATACAATTTCTTCACTACTCCATCTCTCGATTTTTGGTTGTGTAACATCACAATATACCATAAATCTACGTTCCCAAGATGACCGATACCGAACTTTATCTATAGCACCGACATATTTATTAGGATTTTTTACTTTATATTTTCCCTTATAAGCCATATCAACTATTTATATAAATAGTTTAAAGGACTTATTATCACGTAGAGAAGGACATATGCCATTTCATCACCCACAAAAAGGAGCAGATAGACCGCAGATTGGTTCCCACGGATCAGGCTCTGTAGCAATATCAGATGTTACCAGTAGCTTGCAGGACAATAAACACGACTCATCGAAATTTGCGCCTGATCCCTCCAATATTGCCGAACCAGGACCCAAAGTATTTAAATTTCCGTTAGATGATGTATCAGCGGGAAATTTTTGGACAAGATTAATAATCAATTCTTGGATACCAACTGAAGCTCCTGAAGTAATAAAAGGACAATCACACGCATTGGATAAAGACTCTCTTGCTAATATTTGGCTACCTATGCCATTAACTCTTGGTACTAACTATAATCAGAGATATACAGCATCAGATAATATAATGGTTAATAGAGGTTCAGAAAATTCGGCAGTAGCCGGATATTCGGGAATGGGTGCAGAAGCCTTTTCTCAGGTCGCTATGGCCGCCGGAGGGGCTGCCAGTGAATTTGCTGACTTTGTGTCGTCAATGGCCAACATAAACAATTCAGGCAAAATGGCTATGGGATCAATACAAAACCAAATGATGGGATTAGTCTATGATGGTGCATCTTTGAGGTCACATACTTTAAATTGGAGAATGATACCTAAAGATAGGGAAGAACAAAATGCGATTGAAACAATTTGCTTTGCGTTTAAAAAATTCTCATCTCCTGTAGTTAAGGGGCTTTTTGGCGCTAATACAGATTATAAGAGTTCTGCTAAGGCTCATAAACAATCGACAATGGAGATAGACGCAACGGCAAAAAACGGCGTGAGACACACTCCAATTCCCAAGTCAAATGATAAAAAACAAGATTCTATGAGAAGTATAGGTCGTCTAGGTATACCAGTAACAGTCAATGTAGAATTCTGGTATGGGGATAAAATAAATCCTCATTTATTTCAAATAAAAGATTCTTTTATCGAATCAGTAGAAGTGAATTACACACCAACAGGAACGTGGAATGCTTATGAAGACGGTGCTCCAATTGAAACTCAATTAAATGTAGTTCTTAAAGAAAATGCAATCATCACTCAAGAAGATATAGATCAAGTCGGAGGATACTAATGGCAAAATATACAAAAATACTTCCTCAACTAACTTATAATGGAGTAAGTATATCTGATATTACACACAGATTAAATATGCTCAAAACGGTCGAAAAATATGCAACAATGTATTATTCCGTAACAATAGACGAAACTGCTACACCCGAAAAAGTGGCTGAACAGTATTATGGAACTTCAGATTATTGGTGGATTGTATGTGCAATTAATAAGGTCATTGATCCTTTTTATGACTGGGTAATGAGAGAAACCGAAGTCTATGAATATTGTGCAAAATTATATGACGATCCAGATGAAATTCACCATTGGGAAGATGCTGAGTTTATTCAGTATGAGGAAAACAGTATAGAAGAGGACAGAGTACCTGTTACTAATATAGAATGGAAACTACATTTAAACGATAAGTTGAGGCATATTATGTTGCTCAAGTCTAATCACGTCCCAGATGTGGCAGACGAATTTACGAAATGGATGAGAAATACTAAACAACAATATCAGGAATAATATATTATGGCTGAAGAACTAGCCCCTAGTTTTGAGACATTAGATCCTCGATCAACTTCTGATTGGAGTTGTGAATTTACAAATTACAAAGGAGATAGTGCCGAAATGAGTGGTATCATTAAAGGACTGAGTATCTGGGAGTCGATATACAATAACTGTATGTTTGGCAACATAACGATAGAAGATGGAACAGGTATGGTCGAAGCTAATGGCATTATTGGCTCTGGTCTAGAAGAAGTTCATTTTGATATACTTACTCCGAATACGTCTTCTTTGAAAACTTCCAATCTTGAAAAGGAGATGAAAGTTGATTCTATAAGCGGTGGAACAAAGACTGCAAAAACTACCACCTATAATATAGGAATATCATCTCCTTATCTCTTTACTAACAACAAAAAGTTGATAAGTCGTTCATTTCAGAAAATGACGGCATCAGAGATAGCAGAATATGTAGGTATGAATATTATGGAGTTTGGATCATATTTATGGACTGACTTCACGGTATCTCCTTCTCTACACGAAAAGAATATGGTGGTGCCAAATTGGAATCCTTTTCAGTTAATGAATTTTCTTGCTAAAAACTCCGTATCTGCTGAAGGAGAATCCAATTATCTCTTTTTCGAGAACAATGACGGCTTCAAATTCGTCACGGTAGATGAATTAAAAGGCGGAGACATAATGAGAGCATTTCAGTTGAAGAATATGCCCACAAAAATTGTCGAAGATGCGAAAGGCTTTACAGTTGATAATGCAATTATGGACAAATATTCCGAGCAGTCTCGATTTAATATACCGGCCGGACAAGTAAATGGTCAGTATGGTAGTTCGATATTGACACATAATATCCTTGAAAAGTCGCTAGAGAGTTATGAAGTTGAATACGATGGTGAGAAAAATATCGTAATGGCAGAGGGTATCGGGCTAAACGGTCCGAAAGATGCTTCTTTCGCAGATTACAATGTATGGCAACATAACGGTTTTATGAGTTCTAATTATCTTTATGCTATCCACGAAAAAGGAGAAAATAGTCATTATCCTTTGTATGATATGAAGATGAATGAAATGGAGACGAATACGATTAAATTTGATGTTCCTGGTGATTCAAATTGCTGGGCTGGTGATGTCGTTATGCTCCGGATACCGACTCATATTCACGTTCACGATGTGCCCGAGGATCAGTATATGACAGGGAAATGGTTAGTCACCGCTATTCATCATAAGATATCTAACGCAGGATATACAATGACATTAGAGTGTATGAAGGATGGGTTCTTTGGGGATCCAGACAAAGTAATCGAAGAACGTTCTTAGACTACAAAGTGATGAAAAAATTTTCACAGTATCTAGAAGAAGCAAATTCCAAGTATATTGTTTCCAAAAATCCAAGCGACAAGAAGTGGTATGTAATGGGACATATTGGGAACAACAAATGGATGCCAGTTTCTAATGGATTTAAAGACAAAACCCAGGCACAGAAT